ACAGGTGTTTATTTTCACGACATTCCGCATGATCCTACAACAAATTTATCTACGATTAACTATAAGGAAGCCGAAGAATTAGGTTATTTTAAACTCGATTTACTCAATGTAAACATCTATGAACATGTCAAAGACGAAACCCACCTAACTAGATTATTAGAACGAATCCCAGATTGGTCTTTGTTATTGCATAAAGAAATTGTTCAGCAATTATTTCACATACATGATCATTATGATATAGTTTCTCAAATGAAACCAAGGTCTGTTGAACAGCTTGCTATGGTATTAGCTATAATACGACCTGCCAAAAGGTACTTATTAGGACAGCCATGGATAGTAATAGAAGAACAAGTATGGCAAAAGCCTCAAGATGGTTCATATTACTTTAAAAAATCTCATGCTATAAGTTATGCATATGCAATAACAGTCCAGCTCAATTCTCTTTGCGAATTAGCTGAATCTGCCTACGTTTGACTCTTTTTTGTATTACATCTTGTAAAGATATAGAAGGCCCGTACAATATTTCGAAATTTTTAATAGAAAAACTAGTTAATATATATCGAAAATCTTGAAATCTTTTTCCTAATATTATGTTAATAGGAATCATTCTATTAGATTCCCACCACCATTCTTCTCCAAGCTCTAAAAATAATTTTTTCTTTTCTTTTTCTTTTAATTTATTGAATACATAAACAGATGCTAAATTATTGCTTATATTTTGCACAATACCTATATATTCTTCATCTCCTTGTTTACATAAACTTAAAAAAGGAAATTTATCTAAAAATTCTTTTATTTCTGATTCTAGTTCCATAAGTAAATTACGATAAATATATTTAAGTGAGATATAATATGGCTGAAACAATTTATTTATATAAGTACGATATCAATATACATCTCATGTTAGCAAATGATAATAATAAAACGGTGAATCCTCCTATGAATAATAAAATAATAAAAGTTTACAAAGGTGTTAGTACTGTATTAAATTTTTTCATTAAAGATAACGACCGAAAACCTGTTAATTTAAATTCTGGTACACTTACAGCATATTTAGTAGACCATACAACCAAAAGTTTACTATTTTCTAGAGAATTAGTAGAAATAGAAAATGTTACAGGGAAAGCCACTTTAACAATATCTGATGTTGATTTAACTGTTATAAAATCAGGATTTTATGAATTAGCAGTGACATTAACAAATAATGACGGACAATCATTGCCTTTATTTGTAGATAGATCAGATAATACAAAAGTAACTATTGAACTTAAAGATGGGCCTATACCTGGATTTGAAGATTCGATAACTACTACTTTTTCTATTCCTGGAGGAATAGGCGATAAAACATATAGTTCGGCAATATCTGTTAGTGATACAAATAATGTTCTTCATACATTAGCAATTTATCATACCAATTATACAGGAAACATTTATGTAGAAGGATCAATAGAATCAACATCTGCTGCTTCTGGGTTTTTCCCTATATCAATTGGTTCAGGTGCGGATTATAAATCTTATACCGCATCAACATCAGGTCAATTAATTGATTCTGTTAATTTTACATCTAATTTAACATGGATTAGATTTGCCCATGATCCAGATGCTGCTAATGTAGGAACGGTTGACAAAATCTTATATAGAAGTTAAACTATATGCATGAGTATAGTTCTGGATGTTGTTAAAGCAAATCTTCCAATAAACGCAAAACAGACTCCATCTGGTTGGACCACTATAAATTGTCCATGTTGTATTCATTACGGCCAATCTAGACCCGACACAAGACATAGAGGCGGTTTTATTTTTACACCTGAAGAAGGTATAATATATCATTGTTTTAATTGTAATTACAAAACGGGTTGGAAGCCAACAGATAGATTTACTGATAGATTTAAAAAACTATTAAGATATTTAGGCGTACCTAAATCGGATATACAACGTCTTCAACTGGAGACGATGCGAGAAGCAGATTTAGTTCAACCAGTAAAAGAAGAAACATCTGAATATAAAATAAATTGGCCAGAAATAACTTTACCTAAAGGCTCTAAGCAATTAGATAAATGGGAGTTTAGTCCGTTATTTAATAGAGCATTAGAATATATTAGTAATAGAAAATTACTTGAATTAGCAGATTGGTATTATAGCGATGCAGTTATAGGTCAAATGCAAAACAGAATTATACTGCCGTATAAGTATAAAAATAAGGTAGTAGGTTTTACTGCAAGATGGACGGGAGAAAAACAAAACAAATATCCTAAGTATTATCAACAACAACCTAAGGACTTTGTGTTTAATTTAGATGCACAAAAAAATAATAGAAAATATGTTTTAGTTACTGAAGGCCCGTTTGATGCATTAGCAATAGATGGTGTAGCAATAGGCGGTAGTAACATAAATTATCAACAAGCACAAATAATAAATCAATTAGGTAAAGAAGTTATATTTGTTCCAGACCAAGACAAAGCAGGTATTGATGTAATACGGCAAGCAATTTATTATAACTGGCCTGTAAGTTTTCCTCCTTGGGAAGAAGCAAAAGATTGTGCAGATGCAGTGATTAAATATGGTAGACCATTTACTTTAAAAAGTATATTAGATTTTGTTGAAACAAATAAAACAAAAATAATAGTAAAAAGTAAGGTTATGAATGGCTGAAGAAGCAAAAGAATATACAGAAGATATGCAAAAACTTTATGTAGAGTTTTTGTTATCGGATTCTGAGTTGTATGGTAGGTGTCAAGCAATTATAGACTCAGAATATTTTGATAGAAAATTTAGAAAGAGTGTAAAGTTTATACAAGAACATGTAGACAAATACACAACGGTTCCTACTATAGATCAGTTGAAGGCAAATACAGGTGTTGAATTTACATTAGTTAAAGATGTAGATGAACGACACCAAGAATGGTTCTTAGACGACTTTGAACAATTTTGTAAACACAAAGCATTAGCAAATGCAATTTTAGGTTCGACAGATTTATTAGAAGAGAATCAATTTGGTGCAGTAGAAAAAATAATTAAGGATGCAGTACAAGTTAGTTTAGCAAAAAACTTAGGTACAGATTACTACAACGAACCTGCAGATAGATTGCGTAATTTAAAATCTAAGAATGGCGGTACTAGCACAGGTTGGACTTCTATTGATGCTAAGTTATTTGGAGGATTTAACAAAGGCGAACTTAATATATTTGCAGGTGGTAGTGGTGCAGGTAAGAGTATATTCCTGCAGAATCTTGCATTAAACTGGTCGCTAATGGGTTTAAATGTTATCTATTTAAGTTTAGAACTTAGTGAACATCTAACTGCAATGCGAATGGATGCAATGGGTACAGGATATTCAACTAAGGATTTGTTTAAAAATTTAGATGATGTAGACCTGCGTGTTAAAATGCAACGTAAAAAAGCAGGAGCAATACAGATAGTACAGTTAGTAAATGGTTGTACAGTAAATGATATACGTGCATATCTAAAGGAATATACAGTACAAACAGGTATACGACCGGATTGCATATTAGTAGATTATTTAGACTTAATGATGCCAGCACAACGTAAAGTACCGCCAAGTGATTTGTTTATTAAAGATAAATTTGTTAGCGAAGAATTAAGAAACTTATCTGTAGAATTAGATTTATTATTTGCAACAGCATCTCAATTAAACAGAGGTGCAGTAGACGAAATAGAATTTGATCATTCGCATATTGCAGGTGGTCTTAGTAAGATACAAACCGCTGATAATGTTATTGGTATATTCAGTTCCCGTGCAATGCGAGAACGTGGCAGAGTGCAAATACAATTTATGAAAACTAGATCTAGTAGTGGTGTAGGACAGAAACTTGACTTAGAGTTTGATTTAAACACTTTGCGTATATCAGATTTACCAGATGATGAACAAGAAAATAGTCCTGCAGGAGATATATATGCAACTCTTAAAAAGAAATCTACATTATCAAAAGTAAAAGCAGGATTAGTAGAGAATCAAGTTGTAGAAGATAATGTTAATCATAGTGATAAATTAAGAAGTATGTTGAAAGGAATGGATTAACCGAGTATCAGTTGAAGAACTTTTAATAAAGCATGACTTTGGGTAGGCCTAACATCTCTATTACTGGCCATCAAATTAACCGCAGCCATGGCATTATCTATCATCATTGCTCCGGTTTGAGGATCAGGATGTAACATACCAGGATCGATGTTTTGAATATTATTAAGTAACCCTGTAGGATCAGCAGGTTCTTCGGCTTGATCTATAGCCTCTTCGCTAGGAATAGGTTGCCAATCTGCTTGATAATCTTCGCCTATATCAAATGCTTTCATAACAACAATATTTAGCTAAATATATACATAAGGATCACATATGACATCCACAAAGAGTCTTTTTGAAGAAATTAGTACAATAGCAACTAAACGAGATAATTCTTTATTAGTTGAATCTAGAGCTGAACATATTATTGCAAGTGTAATTAATTTAGTACATTTAATCCAGGAATCGTATACTTCTGAACAAGCAGCCGATTTAAATAAAAGGTTAATTAATGCAATACGAACAGAAGATGTAAGAAAGTTTTCAAGGGGAATGCGAAAAATTAAGGAATTTCAAGAAAATGAAAATTGAAGAAATTATAAATTTACATGATATTAGTCCTCGTAAATTAGCGGCAAAAAATTTAGCTACTAAAAGGATTAAAAGGAAAAAGCAAAAAAACTTTCATATTTCAAATATTATAAAAAGAATTAAAGGTAAATTGTGCGATGATGTTAACCACGATTAATACGTTAACCGAAAGCAAATTGTTTAGACATAAACAAACATTAAAAAATTTAGGCGAACAAGGGCTAAAAGATCTAACTTTTTTATATATGTTAATGTTATATGTTATGTATAATGAACCCGAAACCCACACAAAAGCCACACATTACGCAAAAAGAACTAAATCATATAGAGATTTCAAAGAATTTTATATAGGCGGAACAGATTTATATCTATTAATTAATGCAAATTTAGGCTCGATCAATAAGCCTCTGTTCCTCATGTTTCTTGATCGTTTGGCAAGTGCAGACATAAAAAGAGAATTTATTCATAGATTTTTATTAAATATGCAAACAACTTTGAATATTCAAAATAGTTCTATAAGAACTATGCGAAGATATATACAAGATTGGCATTTGCAACATCATGCACGAAAAAATCAAATAATGACATCAATAATGTCTTTTATTAAAACTAAAGCACGACATATAGAAATATATGATGAAATGGCAGATATACGAACAAAATATATGTTAAGAGATAAATAAATAAAATAACAGCTATTTAGGAGAATAAAAATGGCAGCAGGAAATGTAGCAACAGGCACGCATGGCGGCAAACAAATGATGTTGGTGAAATTTGCTAAAACTCCCATCTCAGCCGAGGAGATAAACGCAGCAATTCAGCAATGTGCATACAACGGTAATACAATAGTAGCAACAAAAGTAGATACAAACGATGTTCAATGTATCATCGAAGGTGCTGGAATCCCTTCCACCGAAGTCGGCTCCAATTATGGTGAGGGTAATACAGGCGTTACCTCATCAGTTGAAATTACTTTTGGGTAATATAAAATAAAAAAATAAAAAGGCGTCTATTATTTAGACGTCTTTTTTTATGACCAATAAATATTAATAAAGGTTATATGTCTACATTTCATAATGCCGGGGAATTCGTCGGCGCCAATATAGAATTTTTCTCAATATTCAGTTTAATAGATTTTTCTGATTCAGATATGGGAGCAAATCCTTCTTTATACGATTCTAATGGTAACAACTTAGATTTAACATCTGCAGATTCTAAACCTTATCATCAGGCACAAAATTTAAATATTTTACTTCAAAGTATAGGTATGAGATGTCAGCCAGCTATAGTATCGGTTAATTCTCAGAATACAAACATAACTAATTTTAATGGTGCTCATAGTGTAAGTTTGGGTTCTGAATATAGTGGTACTTTAACTATATGGACTATTAAAATCGCCACTTCTAGTCCGGGAGCTTGGTCAGTAGAATTATTACAAAATGAATTACATAGTATACCTATAGAAGGTTCTAGTAATTTAACTGATACAACAACAGACATTGTTGGAAATATAATAAATACTAATGTTAGTGATAATGTTAATAGAAACACTATCATTGAAATGGCTGAAATACTTTAGGCAAATACTGGCTCCAAATCGATATTACTATATCGTGTAATTAAAAACACAAGTAAAAGGATTTGGTTAAAACATGTCAATAGAAAAACAGAGCTTAGAAGCTCATGTTGAGCTATGTGCAGAACGGTATGATAATTTAGAAGATAGATTAGAAGACATAGTTAGACGAATTGAGAGAAGTTATGTTCGTTTTGACAAAATGGAACAGTCTATAGACAAAGTACAAGATTTTGTAACCAATCATCATACCGATAGATTTCAAGCACTAGAATCTCGACAAGGATCGCTAGAAGATAAAATTTCTAGTACAATGAAAATTATGTACGGTACCCTAGTCACTCTATTAGTCGCTGTTATCGGTAGCCTCTTTCATATGATAAATTAATAAATACAATAATAGGAATTCTATTTATGCAGATATGTGACGTTACTGAGCCTCTTATTGAAACAAAAATTGTTTGGGCAAAAAAAGGTAAAGATAAGATTGTTAAAAAATATCGCTGTACTTTTGGAAAACGAAAAGGTAGAGCAGTATCAAATCCTTCTCAATGTGCTGCACCAATCGATATTAAAAAGAAATTTCAGCTTAAAAAAACAAAAGCTCGACTAGGCAAAAAAATGACTAGAAAAGCATTGAGAACAAAAAAATTTAATCCTGTAAGCAAACGAATAAGGTCGATGAATAAATGAAAGCATTATTATCGTTAAATGAAAGTACTGTTGAAGAAATTATCGTCGATCTAATCGGAGTACCTGAAGATCATGCAGCATATATGGCAAAAAATATGCGTCTAAGTGAAATATTAGATATGATTCATGAACTTAAAGGTAATAATGTAGACGAAGCAACTAATATTTTAGAACCATATTTAGCAGAATTACATTCAGGCTCAGCAACAAAAACTGCTGCACAAAATCAATCACAATCAACAATAAAACCTACTAGACCAACAGTAAAAGGCCAAAATGCAGATGCAGACGAAGAGATGCGTACAGGTGAACCTGCAGGAGATGTTAATATCTCTATGACAGACCAAAATGGCAATGAACTATATTCTAAAAATGTTAAAAAATCAGGTGCTATGCGAGCAGCAAGACAATTACCTAAGTCTGCCAAAGGCTCGGCAATACGAAATATAGCAGGTATACAATGAAAGTTGTAGAAGTAGCAGGACCTTGTCCTGTAATGATTTCAAATAAAGAAGCAACTGTTTATGAAAAGATTTGTAGTAAGGAAGGATGTTCTAAAGATGATTTATCGGAAAGAGAAAGTTCCATTGTAAAACAACTTACTACCAAAGGAGTCATTGATAGAATTAACGGTCGCTTTTATCCTAGTTTTCGATAAATAATATAAATGAGTATGGGGATTTAAAAAATGAATATTTCAGACTTTGATCATGGTAAAACTAAATTAGATAAAATTAATAATTATCTGCAAGAAACATTTGGTTTTTCGCTTAAAAAAGACGACGTCACACCTGAAGCAATACAAAACATATTGTATAAAGTGCGAGACAAACAATCAGAAATTGTCAATGAATCTAATATTAATGATTTTCATAAGCATCCAGATTATGCTAAGACAATTATGGTAGCAGAGGCTTTGGCTATTATGCTAAAAGAAGTTTCCCCGACACAACGAAAAACAACACGAAAAGTCAAGGAATCTAAAATGACTAAAAAAGTTGCAGAGCATAAAGAAAAAGGTATGAAAAAACATTCCCATCCAGGTAAAAAAATGGAAGCAAAACAAGAAGATACTAAAAAGGAAAAAGTGGAAGAAGTAAAAAAAGTAAAAGAAGATGGTGGTAAACGAATAGGGTCACGCTCATTTGGATCGATAAAAGATCCTAAAACAGGAGAATGGTCTTATACACAACGAATATCAACTCCTGGCATGAATGATTATGTGGCTAAAGGTAAATTTAAAAAAGGAACAGATATAGAAAAAGTATCGAACGCCCAAGCAAAACACCAAACTAAACAATTTCATAGGGATCATAACTTATCAGATTCGGTAAATCCCCGTTCTGTTACTTTAGAAAATCTTCGTCCGTTAATGGAACAAGATTTAGATCAAGCAGAACTTGTTCTTGCAGCCAAAGACATGGTTGATAATATTCAAAAAATGGCAGAAGATTTAGCATCTATGCAAGTTGAAGATCTTATGCCTTTAACAGATGCAATGCGAGAATCTTTTGGAACAGAACAAGCCGAAATCTTTAATCAATCTGTCGATACAATATTAGGTTCTGCATTAGATGCCATAAAAACAACTCGTGAAGGTGTAGATCAAGCAATTATGGTACTTACCGGGGAAGCAGTACCTATGAATGATATGATGGGAGACGAAATGCCACCGGCAGGTGACATGGGAGACGAAATGGAAATTCCTGCTGAAGACGAATTTGCAGGCGACGAAGCAGAAGCAGGGAATGAAGGAGAACCATTAGGGCGTATCCCTAAAGAATCTATAGAAAATGCAAAAAAACTTTTGCTTCAACATGCAAAAAATGGTAAATTAACAAAAGCATCCATTCAAGAAGCCGCAAAAGTGATGGCCGGCAAGTGAGGCCAATATGCGAGTTTGTGAAATAATACTTCAGGAAAATAAATGGAATCCTGATAACATGAAACATGAGGTGCTGACATTATTAACATCAGCGGCAGCCGAAGGTATAACTCAAATATCTCCAGTCAATTTATTACAAGATTTAAAAGCAATGGGTTATCCTATGACCATGTCAGGATTATATGATTTATTACAAGGGGAAGAACTTATTAAAAATATGAATAATAATGTAATCGAACTTGCAATTACAGATGCTACTATGTTTACTAATCCTGAAAAAAGTAAAAAAGATGCTAATAAAATTCATAATACAGCAGTAAAACAAGTAAATAAGAAAATAGGTATATAAAAGGAGTATTTTTAATGTCAAATTTTATTACTGCAACAGATGCAAGAAAACGTGGACAAAATATAGTAGTCATACATGGCGAACAAACTACTCTAGAAAAAAATATATTAACCACAATGACCAGTACTTCAGGTAATGTTCTTACTGTATCTATTACAGATAATTCAACTATGACCGAATCAACTGATCCCACTGGTAAAGCTGTAGCAGAATCTTATTATAATGTTTGGCAAGGTTCCTCTGTTGATGCAGCAAAATCTTACCAAATGGCAGAAGTTATAAAACATTTTACTGATTTAGGTTATTCTATTCATAGAGAACTAAACACATCAACAAATACAACATTTAAATGGGTTGTATCCTGGTAGACATCAATATATAATTATGTTATAATTGTTACATGAATATTGTAGAGAAGTATGACTATCCATCTTTAAAAAGAGATGATAGCGGAAAAAGTAGATTATATAAAACACCTGATGGTGATTTTCCTTCTGTTACAACAATCCTAGATAAAACAAAAGACAAAACTTTTCTTTTTGAATGGCGCAAAAGAGTAGGCGAAGAAGAAGCCAACCGCATATCAAAAGAAGCCGCAGGATTGGGTACTGTATTTCATAAGCACTTAGAAAATTATATAGACAACGAAGAACGTCCAAATGGTTCTAATTTTGTTTATAAATTAGCAAAGGACATGTCTGATATAATTATAGAAAAAGGATTGTCTAATGTAGATGAAGTATGGGGTTCAGAAATAGGATTATATTATCCGGGATTATATGCAGGAACAACAGACTTAGTAGGCACACATAAAGGTGATCCTGCAATTATAGATTATAAAAGTACAAAAAATCCTAAAAAAGAAGAGTGGGTAGAAGATTATTATTTACAATGTTGTGCATATGCAATGGCACACAATGAATTGTTTGAAACCACAATTAACAAAGCAGTAATATTAATGTGTTCACGTAATTTGCAGTATCAAGAATTTATTATTGAAGGAAAGAAATTTGAAGATCATTGTCAAAAGTGGACTGCAAGATTAGACGAGTTTTATAAATAAAAAACATGCCGCAATACGAAATCAAGGAGAAAAATATGCAACAAATCTTTTACCCTAATGTCAGGTCATTCCATCCTGGCATGGGGCAAGCTGTAGCCGAACGAACTGTATTAAGAAAGAAACCAAACGGTGAATGGGAAACATGGCACGATGTCGCTAGTAGAGTGGCAATGGGTAATAGTTTGTTATGCCCTAAAGAAGAAGATAAAGATAGAGAATTTAGATTATTAAAAAAACATATAGCAAAAGCAAGTCTATTGATGAGCGGTAGGCATTTACAACATGGTGATGAAAAACAGCCAGAAAGAAATATGGAAGTGTTTACAAATTGTGCTACATCTAGCACAAGTTTTTTATTGTTTTATTTACTATTAAACGGGTCAGGTGTAGGAAGATGTTATGACGATGATATGATGTTAGTTAATTGGAACAATGCCCCTCAATTGCGGTGTGTATTAGAAGAAAGTCATCCAGACTTTGATTATTCTGCTCATACGTCTGTGCGAGACGGAAAACACAAATACGGCCAAGGAGAAAATACACTTTGGTATGATATTCCGGATAGTAGAGAAGGCTGGGCAAAAGCATTAGAAATATGGGAAAATTCTGCTTTTGAGAAAATACATAAAGATAAAATGCTTGTACTAGATTTTAGTAAAGTAAGAGCAAAAGGCACACCTATTGGTGGTATGCAAAATAGACCAGCAAGTGGACCTGTTTCTTTAATGAATGCATTTGAGAAATGTGCAACTATTAAAGACGCCGGGATGGAACCATGGCGCCAAGCAATGTATATTGATCATTACATGGCTGAATGTGTATTAGTAGGCGGTGCAAGACGAGCAGCTAGAATGAGTACTAAATCATGGAAAGATAAAACGGTACTTGATTTTATTACAGTTAAACGACCTATAGAATACGCAGGATTAAGCATGGATGATATTGTACAGTATAATAAAGATTCTGCGTATCCTCCTATGGGATTTTTATGGTCTAGTAATAACTCAGTAACTACTGATAAAGAATTTTGGGACAAACTTAATGTAAAACGAGGCGATGAAAAATATAATGATGACTTGACAAAACATGCTAGAGCGGTATTTAAACTACTCACAGAGGCCGCTTATGCTGATGGTACAGGAGAACCTGGTATATTAAATAGCGATATGTTAGTCCAAAATGATGAAGGATGGGACGATTTAAATCGCGGAGATTATGTAGGTAGTGCAAAATATCAACTACGTGATGACACACAAATATTAATGAGCAGGCTTGCTAAAAAAGCAAAACGTAAAAAATATCATACTATTACAAACCCATGTGGAGAAATTGCATTAAATGTATTAGGTGGGTTTTGTGTTATTGCAGACGTAGTACCTTATCATGCAGATACATTAGATGAAGCAGAGGAAGCCTTCCGTGTTGCTACAAGGTCGTTATTACGTGTAAACCTTATGTCTAGCGTGTATGATAAAGAAGTGAAACGTACAAATAGAATTGGTGTAGGTTTAACAGGTGTTCAAGAGTTTGCTTGGAAGTTTTTTAAATTAGGTTTTAGAGATTTAATTGATGAAGAAAAGTCTCAAGAATTTTGGCAAGCAATGGCTCGTTTTAATAGAGCAGTTAAAGAAGAAGCAAAAGAATATTCTGCTTACTTAGGTCAAAGTGTACCACACACAATGACAACAATTAAACCTGCCGGAACTACAAGTAAATTATTCGGACTTACTGAAGGTTGGCATTTGCCTGCATTAGCATGGTATATGCGATGGGTACAATTTAGAAACGATGATCCGTTGGTTGAGCAATATAAAAACAATAGATATCCTACTAGAGAATTAGTGCAGTATAGTGGAACAACTATTGTTGGCTTTCCTACTGAGCCCGTTATTGCAGGATTAGGATTAGAAGATAAGTTAGTTACTGCTGGTGAAGCAACACCGCAAGAACAATATCAATGGTTAAAACTTGGAGAAAAATATTGGATTCAAGGAGTTGATGAAGACGGAACTCTTGCCGAAGATTTAGGTAATCAAATTAGTTATACCCTTAAATATGTTCCTGAAGTAGTCGAATATAAACATTTCAAAGACATGATTAAGAAACATCAGTCTAAAGTAAGAGCATGTTCAGTTATGCCTCAAGCAGATATTTCTGCATACGAATATCAACCAGAAGAAGCAGTTTCTAAGGCAAAGTATGAAGAAATTAGTAGAGCAATAGCATACGCAATGTCTGAAGATATAGGACGTGAGCATGTAGATTGCGGAACACCTGGCGGATGTCCTATAGATTTTGACGAAGAACAAAAGCAATGGGAATTAGAAGCTGAAGAAGAAACTCAACCTCTTCTTAAAGAAGTTGCATGAATGTAATTTATACGTTAAACAATTGCTTTCATTGCGATCAAGCAAAAGAATTAATGGAGCAACGAGGCATTGAATTTGAAGAAAAAATTATAGGTAAAGATATAGAACCTAAAGTTTTTAAAGAAAAATTTAATGTTGAGAAAGCTCCGTTAATTTTTATCGAAGGCAAACAAATAGGCGGGTTTGGAGATTTATGGAATGGTATCTATAAAACACAAACAATCGCAGTTAAAAAAACTGCCCTCGAATTAATGAACGAGAATATAAAGAAATCAAAATAAATATGTTAGTAGAAACAAAAAAGAAAGGTGATGTTGTTACAGTTAAATTAACAACATCAGAAGAATTAATTTGTTCGTTTGAAGACGAAGATGATACTCATTATATGGTTGATAGACCGTTTATGATCGGATTAACACAACAAGGTGTTGCATTAATGCCTTGGTTACAAGCAGTAGATGTTCAATCAAGCAGAACTGTAAAAATTAGTAAAAAACATATTGTAGCTATTGCAGAACCAGTAGAAGCCATTGCAAAACAATATAGTTCGCAAATGAGTGGAATAACTTTAGCATAAGGAAATATAAATGCCTGCGGCAATGAATCAAATAACAATACCTAAACCAAAACCAGGTAGTGTTAAAGGTCAAACAATGGATCATAGTAAAATTCATTGGATTAATAATCCTAATGTTAGATGTAATGATAAGTTTATATCATTACATAATTTAAAACCTAGTAATTCATATCAATTTGCAGTAAAAACAAAAAATCATCCTAAAAATACGCAAAGTGTTATGACACCTAAAAATGTTAGAATAAATGATAAAAGTGCAGGAAATGAAAATGATTTTCCGATGTGGTTAAATTTACGACAGAAATATGGTACTGCTTCGTCAACACCCCCAAGTAATACTGGTGCCCCATTAGGTGCTGGTAATACGCCCAATGGTGTGCCTGCACAGTATCAATATTATTTGCCTTCTATTATATCAAGTTTAGGAGATTATGAATGGGATAGATTAGATAAAACAAAACTAGATTTAGTTAGCACTGGTAATAATTATTTTCAACCACCTTCTAATCCTAATCCTGTTCAAAGTTATTATGGTATATACGATAGTGCAGTAAAGAAAAAGATAGAAGCAATGAAATCACCTAATATGAATATAGGATAATATGAATGAGCTATTCTGATTTTAAAAATGGTTTAACAACTTTTCACGAATACATAGCACCTGAAAATCAAAACATTCCGATTGCTACGCCGTTTGACGGTTCGGTAGTTAGAGTAGAATTAGGTGTAAATCCTAAACAAATGTTATGTGATTTACTTGCTGGTAAATTCCCCCCAAAACTTCCACAAATTCAATTATGTTTAGATATGAATTTAGGAGCGTTAGAATCTGTAGCTTCTGCAAATGCCGCCTTAGTAGGTGCTATTCAGGGTTGTAGAGCAGCATTACAAGGGTTCAATGAACATACAGGCCTTCCATCGACATTAGCAAGGGTAAATGCAGTTATCGGCGAAGCTGCTGCCGTTGCTAGTATGATAGCATTTTGTTCCGATCCAATTAATCCTAAACCTATTCCTAATTTATTAGAAACTATTATGGGATCTTTTTTAGGTGCAGGCGAAGCAATTATGAATAAGTTAGGAAAAGTTATGGGAGGCGGCCAAACTGTTTGCATGGATTTTTCTACTAATCCTCCATCTATAAATCATAACATTTATATACCAGGCGGGTTGTTAGACGATATTTGGAAAGCAATAGAATCAGGAATGAGTTGGGGACCGTTAGTAGACGATTGGATAAATCAATTTAATGCAATAAGAGATGAATTTTATTCATTAATAGAAAAAGAAAATGCTATTGCAGAAGCGGCAATAGAAGCTGGCGGAGTAGGAGGATCTAACGAAATACCTACACTTGCAGATGCTAATCCGGTTGTTCAAACATCAACACCAGTTAAAGAAGGCGAAGCAACACCAATAGTAACAAGTGTTAAAAATCCATACGGAGGATGTTTTATTGGCGGCATTGTATATCCTGACAACCATGATCCTAGATTCCAAAGCAAGTCGGATTGTGAAAATACAAATGTAGGAGGTACTTGGATTAAAAGTGGTGATACAAATCCTCAGTTTTTGGCAGGTGGTTATACCGGTAATGTATATACATTAGATGTTGCATTAAAATTTACAGAAAAAATGAATCCTAATACTATTGTTGTTAGAAAGAAAACGGATCATTCAGGTACTGTAGGAAATAATTTAGGAACAGGTTTTTGGGGTTCTGTTAGGTTACTATCACCTAACGGAAAAGAATGTTTATGGGCAGGACAAATGCAACGACAAGATAGTCAATACACTACATTTCAAGGAACAGTTTATATACCTAAAGATGAAATTACTGCAAACTCTACATATACATTACAGGTTGGAAGTAATGCAAGAGGTGTAAATACAAATCCATCAAAAATATTGCCAACATCTGAAGCAGGTAAAGTAAAATTAACAACGTATGAAGCAAAATTTCAAATTAATGCTCCTGTTGCTCCTACTGCCGCAACTGATCCGATTGGTACTGCTAGAGATGAGAATGACTTAGATAGCGAAGATAGAGATACTCCTAAAATAATAGATAAGACAAGTAATAATAACTTATTAACACAAGGTATGAATGATGTTGTTACTTTATTTTCATTATGGAAACAATTAAGTGGTTATCCTCTTCAAAAAACAGATGGCACTAGTTTGGAAACAATTTTTCATGCAATATTTAGTGACGAAACTGTTAGCACACTAAACAATGGCGAAAATTATACAGCACCTGTTTTTACTACAACACCTGAATATGATTATTGTGGTAATGTAATAGGATATAAAACCGAATTTGTTCAAGGATCAATTGAGACATCGGACACTACAAAAGCAACGCAATTAGATTCTCTTGTAAGTATACCGCCGACAGTTAAATCGGTAACACCGGCAGTAAGTGCAACAGGTGTTTTTACGGACGTAACCATAAAAATTATATTCTCGCAAGATATGGATTCAGTATCTTTTACCACTCGAGATATCAAGACAACATGGAAACCAACAAAAATATATGATGCATTTACTGGAGGTAGTTGGCCTACAGGTGCTACAGCCACAAATACAGTAGAATACGAAGGTGCTGAGTATAGTTCAAATGCTAATAATAATACAAATAATTTGCCTACTGATACTACATATTGGACTAAAAGACAAGATGCTCATCCCACTAGTGGTAATTCTATAGATCATAATTTAGGACCGACTGGCCCTGGAACAGGTACAGTTCGATTATATAATAATACCACAAGTAAATATTTACTTGATATATCTATCGCGTATAATGCAAATAACAGAACATTAAATATTGCACCTAAAACAGCTTTATTAGCAAGTAATCAATATACAGTAGTTATTATTGGAACATCAGGATCAGTAACCGCAAAATGCGATCCTGTAGAGAACAATTCCGGCGTGCCTTTAGAAAGTAATTTTTCATCTTCATTTACAATCAATGCAGGAGGCAATACCGAAGCATCGGCTGTATTTTCTCAATCAGCAGGCGGAGCTATTAAATTTCCTAATTACACATACTCTGGTTTAGGTTCGTTGGCTAACGGGTTAACCGCAACCGATTCAGGTGCTACTGCCTTTTGTCTAGATTGTACAAACGGATCAGGGGTTCCTAAGGAAGAAATTGTTTACTGGACAGGAACACAATGGAAACATGTTTCTGATGGTCAAGTAATTTCTAACCAATAAGTTGACACACCATTTTAAATATGTTATAATAAATATTAATGTTGTTAAGGACTCTTTGTTGAAAACGACTGGACGAGGGTGCGAATCCCTCCACCTCCACCAAAGGAACATACTTTATGGACGGTCGAGATATTATCTTAACAATTATCTTAATGGGCGGAGCAGGCACGCTGGTATTAATTTTAGATGCTATGTTTCGTTGATGGGGGTGTAATAGAATTCGACACCGTGGGATATAAAGACGAGACGACAAAAACCATAATCGCAAACAATAACGATTATACATCAGCAGGACTTGCCTTAGCGGCATAATTGCTACGGGCTTTTCGGGTTGGGCCTGGGAACAGAATCAACCCATTATTATAGTATTACTTAACCACCAAAAACCTTTAAAATATGCCAAAAATAACTAAAAATGCCAAAAAACCAGGTAAATATACTAGTGATTCTTTAGAATCACCGAAAAAGGAGAATATCATGGATATTATCAAAAATATATCAGCATGGATCAGAGGGCTCACAGAGATAGGACTTTCTGTATTAATGTTAGGCGTTGTATTCCAAATCATTTTTGGTGCAAACGTAGTATTCCTTCCAATCGACATCCTAGGTAATGTAATCAGTTTCGTGAAAGCATTAGGAGGCGAAGGACTTGTAGGCTTAATTGCTCTGTGGATTCTATGGGGAATCTACGACAAAAAGTAACGAGGAATTCTGAACTCATCCCTGTCTTATTTCACGATGATCCTAGGCAGGGATTTTTTCTATGCTCACACTCGCGGAAATTATTATGAGAAAACCAATTTAAAAATTAAGAGGAAATATTTGTATGAAAAAACTTATACTTATAGTCTTCTCTTGTATCTTTTTTGTAGGGATGATACATGGAAGTAAAAATGACAATGCAGGCGTTATCGGAGTCATGCCTGTTCACGAATCACATTACAGGAACTCTAAAAAATCTATTTCTAAACACACTGAACCTAAGTTTAGAAATACATTCATGTTCTTTACACCTGAGGAAATTCAATGCCTTGCTATGAACGTATATCATGAAGCAAGAAACGAAAGTTTAGCAGGCAAAGTAGCAGTTATTTTAGTTACAGTGAATAGAGTAGCAGATAAAAGATTTCCTAAAAGTATTTGTGAAGTAGTTCATGAAGGAAAACATTATTATCATAAAAGATTAAATAGAAAATTTCCAATAAAAAACCGGTGTCAATTTAGTTGGTATTGTGACGGTAAAAAAGATACCCCTGCCAACACTAGAGCCTATGCATATTCAGTTGCATTAGCAAAATACTTTTTACAAAGGTCAATGTCATTTATAGACTTTACCGAAGGTGCTACACATTATCATGCAGATTATGTTAAGCCGTGGTGGTCAAAACATAAGAGATTTACTAAAACGGTTAGGATAGATTCTCACTTGTTTTATCGTTGGTCTCATAAGCAATAACTATGGATTTTACATAAATATTTGTATGTTTATATGTGAAGTAACAAAACCTTATGCACATAAAAAATTACTGGCTTCATTAAAAAGTATGGAGCCAGAAATTGTCGGGCAAAGACTTGACAAATATAAATTAACTAGTATAATACAAGATACGTTAGATCAGTTTAAAGTAGAAGTAGAATTTCAAAATACTCCTAACGTACCTAAAGATGAAATAAATATGAACGCTGGTTATTCGCAAGGAATAGATGCTTGGAATGATCCAGATATATATGCAACAAATTTAGATTTGTTGTTTAATGATAAACAAAGAACATATAGTTTTTCAAAAGAAGGTTTTGATGAATTAGTTGTTAGAATAAATGATGCGATTGGGCATGAACGAATTCATCAACGACAAGCAAGAAAAAGGAAATTAAAAGTCCAAGGTACACCTTATAAGGGGCCTGGTAAAGACAAAGCAGAAAGAGATTATTTAGGACAACCCGACGAAGTAGAAGCTTTTTCGTACAATATAGCCAGTGAGTTATTACGTCGGCATGATAAAGAAACTATCATAAATGCATTTAGAACGGGTGATTTAAGTATTCTTAAGGATAGCGTAAATTTTGTTGCATATCTTTCTAGTTTTGAAGATACAGATAACAAGACTATGCGAAACTTAATTAATAAGATATTAAAGTATTTAGAAAATTTAGATTAAGAGGAAACATGCATGTACGAATACAAAGCTCGACTCGTAAGAGTCATTGACGGAGGTACTATTGATGCTGATATAGATATGGGATTTCAAGTCCACATTGATCAACGTATTAAACTTTTTGGAGTTAATGCGCCTGATCCAAAATCCCATGATACAGAAGAACGTGAGCGAGGATTAGCATCAAAAAATAGATTAATAGAAATTTTACCAAAAGAAATTATTGTACAAACAATGTTAAACAAACGAGGTAAGTTTGGTAGAATATTAGGTATAGTCATGTACAAAGAAGAACATGGCGAAATAATAAATGTAAATGATTTAATTATCAGTGAGGGTTTTGCAACAAGATATCCCTCAAATGATGATAAATAAACTTAATAGTATAGGAGTTTTTAATGGAAGCAGGATATATACAACCTCAAGTAAGGGCTTTTGCAGGTGACGGCATACCTCAACATACAACAAATGCATCTGGCGGTCAAACTGCTGGAAGTAATGTTGGTACAACTGATGGTGTTGCAATACCAGGTGTATTTAAATATGAGGTAACTATTTCAGGGTTAGCAGTACCGGCAGCAAATGAAGGAACTATTAATAATCAAACTGTTAGTAACTCTTCCTATACTGTTGCTTCAGATGATCAAGCAAAACAAATTGTACGAGGTAATATGCGATTTAATAGTATGGTTTCAAGATTAGGTTCATCAAACCAAATTCATGAACTAACTGTTGAAGCAGTTACTGGAGGTACTAATGGAGCTACTGTCGGAGTTAATACAGAGATAAAATTTCATGTATCATATTTAGACGAACCTATTTATCAAGTAGATCCTACTGTTACTGGTGCCAATGCAGTAAAACTATTAGCAGCCCAAGGTGCAGGCGGATACGATTTTAATGGACTAAACCCTGCAACTTTATCATCTAGACAATCATTTGGGTGGGATACATCTAATAATAGCGTAATAAATGAAAAAATAGATGCGGTCACTTTAAATGCAACTCTATCAACCGTTCAGGGCTTGATTACAGTAACAGATATTTCCGCTAGTGATGCTGATGTTGCTACTAAAGTAGAACCTTCTGGCACAAATCGCGAAACTGCAACTTCGTTGCCTTAATATATGTTTTTTGGATTTCTAGTTTTATTCACAGCATTATTAATTTCGGGTGTAGCCGCTTGGTATTCTATTGTAGGGCTCATGGCAATTTTTAGTGGCGCCGCTTTAGCCATTGCAATTATGGGCGGTGTATTAGAAGTAGGTAAATTAGTTACCGCAAGTTGGCTTTATAATTATTGGAAAAAAATCCCCGCATTTCTTAAAGTATATCTTACTGCCGCAGTTATAGGTTTAATGTTTATAACGTCTATGGGTATCTTTGGATTTTTATCTAAAGCACACTTAGAACAAACTGCAATGTCAGACGAACAAGTAGCACAAATATCTGTACTAGAAGGTAAAATTATAAGAAGTAGTGCAAAAGTTTCGCGATGGACAGATGAAATAGATAGATTAAATCGCGGAGAAAATGTTAGAGTTGATAATATTATTCAGGGTGAAGAGGCCCAATTACAACGATTATATGATCGTATAGATGATGAAAAACAAACCATACGACTTACTGCCGAATCTGCTACTCAAGTATTGCTTGATAAAATAGAAGAATCAAAACGTAGAACAAAAGATGATATTGAATTAGTTAAAAATAGAGAAGATAATCAAAAAGAAATAGATGAAATACGAAAACGAGATAGAGGTACTCAATGGGTTGCTCGTAGAGATATAGGTGTTCTAAACAATCAATTAAAAATAGATTTATTAGCAGTAGATAATCGTTATGCAGATAATATAGATAAAATCAATCAACGCATTAATAAACTTAAAGAAAAGTCTAATTTAAAAACTGAAGATATAGATAAACGTGTAAATGAATTAGAAGGATTCATAGAAACCGAGCAAGTAAAAGTAGATCAAGTACGGGAAGATAAGTTAGTATTAGAAAAAACGTACAGAGCATTAGAAGTAGAAGTAGGTCCAGTAAAATATATTGCAGAATTTATATATGGCGATCAAGCATTAGGTATGTTAGATAGTGCAGTAAGGGCAGTTATTTTACTTTTAATATTTGTTTTTGATCCGTTAGCAGTATTGCTTATCATAGCAGGTAACATGACTATACGTGAAGCAATGGTCGCTCCTCCTAAACTTAAACCTAGAAAAAAAGAAAAAGAACCGGAAATAGATTTAGAAGTAGCAAAAAATGTAGGATTGTCAAAGGAGAACAAAGATGATGCTAGAACTGAACCAGAAGTTGTACAAGAAAGATCGACTCCTGAGCCAGAACCCGAACACAAGTCGGAACCGCCTGCTCCTGAGCGAGAAACTAGAATTGTTGAAGATGTTGTTGAGCATAAAGAGGAAGAAAAGATTAAAGCAACAATCGACGAAGAAATAAAAGAAGTATTAGAAAAAGCAGATCCGGAAGTAAGAGAAGAAGTAGTAAAAGAATTACAAAAAGAAGAACAACCAGAAGTGCAAACAGTATTAGTTGATAAAACAAATACACCGGTAGTACAACCATTACTTAACAAAGGGAGGTCATTATTAAAATCTTTAGCATCTGGCAAACCAGCAAAAAAAAGCTGGATAGATAATTCACATGAGTAAAGATAAAAGTAAAAGTTTTATTTGTAGTTTTTGTGCTAAAAGCAGAGACGAAGTAAAAAAGTTAATACAAGGTCCAGATGACGGTGTGTTCATTTGTGACGAATGTATTACATTGTCCTTTAATATTGTTCACGAAGAACAAAATGAAATAAACGAACATTATGTTTATACCCCGCAAGCAATCTATGATCATTTAAATGATTACGTAATTGGTCAGGAAGAAGCAAAAAAAGTCTTATCAGTAGCAGTATATAATCATTATAAAAGAATTAATCATATAGCAACAGACATAGAATTAGATAAGTCTAATGTATTGTTATTAGGTCCTTCTGGGTCAGGTAAAACATTATTAGCAAGTACAGTAGCAAAAATATTAGATGTACCATTTGCTATTGCTGATGCAACTACTGTAACAGAGTCTGGTTACGTAGGAGATGATGTAGAAAATCTAATAACTAAACTTTTGCTTAATTCGGAATATGATATTGACCGTGCAGAAAAAGGTATAATTTATATAGACGAAATAGATAAAAAAAGTAGAAAGTCCGAATCAGCAAGCATCACAAGAGATGTAAGTGGCGAAGGTGTTCAGCAAGCATTGTTAAAAATGATTGAAGGCACTGAAGTACGTGTACCGCCAGGCGGAGGGCGTAAGCATCCTGGTCAGGAAATGTTAACTGTAAACACAAAAGATATATTGTTTATACTAGGTGGTGCATTTGTTGATTTAGAAAAGCACATTAAAAAACGATTAAACAAAACAAAGTCTATAGGGTTTGGATCTAATTTAGATGAATTTAAAGAAGAAAATTATTTAAATCATATAGAACCAGATGACTTAGTAGAGTTTGGCCTAATACCAGAATTAATTGGTAGAATACCGGTACGTGTAGGATTAGAAGAACTTACAAAAGAACAACTAATACAAGTATTAACACAACCGAAAAACAGTATAGTTAAACAGTTTCAGCGACTATTTGAAATGGACAATGTAAAGTTAGAATTTACAAATGGTGCATGTGAAGAAATTGTTAAAGTTTGTAATGATACAAAAGTCGGCGCAAGAGGATTGCGATCAGTTATAGAAAATGTACTATTAAATGTACAATTTAACTTACCAACATATCAAAAGAAAGGAATAATAAAGGTAGTTATAAATGAAAAAACGATCAAAAAACAACAAGACCCGTTTCTCGTTTACGGAAAGAAACAACAGACGAAGTAATTATATTCATCATCCTATGTTAAGGTTAATAGGAGAAGATGGAGAACAATTAGGAGTCATGGAAACTAGAAAAGCCATAACCATAGCTTGTGAACGGGAATTAGAGGTAGTAATTGTTTCTGAGAAGGCCGATCCTCCAGTGGCAAAAATTACTGATTATAATAAATACGTATATAAAGAACAACAAAAAAAGAAGGCACAAGCAAAGCAAGCTCGAGCAAATCGTGTAGATTTAAAAGAGATGCAGTTTAGACCCAAAATCGACGAACATGATTTTATTGTAAAAACAGATAAAATTAGAAAATTCTTAGAAAAAGGTGACCAGGTTAAAGTTGTTGTTAGATTCAGAGGCAGAGAAAAATATATGTACAAAGAATCTGGCATGGAACTTGTTGAGCGTATTTCGACAAGTTTAGAAAAAGAGTTTGTGTCTACGCCAAAATTTGTCGGTTCCAGTATCGTAGCAATAATAAAATGATTAGAATAGAAGTAAGAAATAATAATGTTGATAAAGCAATTAAATTATTAAAAAAGAAAGTTAACGAAGAAGGCACTATAAAAGAATGTAGGGATAGACAATCCTACGAACAACCGTCAAAGAAACGGCGAAGGCTTAAAGCACAAGCCATTAGACGTATAGAAAGAAATTTAGAAAAACTATACGAAGGTAAAATAAAAAATTATTGACATTTCTATTATAGTTTGTTATAATAGAGATAAATAATATGAGGAGAAGATTAATGCCATAATAGGGTTAATCTTGCTCTGTCTTGCTTATAAAAAAGGAGAATATTATGACACATAGACACCTCACAACCGCTAATCTTAGCGACTTTATCACTTCATTAACACCATTTACAGTTGGTATGGACCGTATGTTTAGAGACTTAGAGCAGTTTTCTAATTCATATGTGGCGTCCTCTACAGGGTATCCGCCCTATAACATCGAGCAAGTTGATGACGGTAAATGGGTAATTTCTATGGCCATTGCCGGCTTTGGTGAAGAAGATATTGAAGTTTCGCAAAAAGAACGCAATCTTACAGTTAAAGGTAAGATTAAAAACAAAGACGACGATAATGATTTTGTTCATCGTGGTATTGCAAATCGTTCTTTTGAAAGAACATTTCGCTTAGGCGAACATGTGCTTGTTAAGAATGCAACTCTTAAAAATGGCATGTTAGCAATAGATTTAGAACAGGAAATACCTGAGGAAGAAAAACCTAAAGTAATTCCTATCTCGGTTAACTAAGCAATTTTATATGCGGCACTATGTATTAGCGCCTTGAGCCCAAATCGAGTGCCGCCTCTAGTCAAATAAATATAAAAAAGAGGTAGTATGTCTGATGTAGAAACTGTAGTTGAAAAAAAAGTTACAGAAAATTTAAATATAAAAGAACCTGAAAAATATCAAGTAATATTTGTTAATGATAACTTTACACCGATGGAATTTGTTGTAAAAGTTTTAATGTCGGTATTTCATCATACACTACAAGATGCGGAAAAAATAATGATAGATATACACGAAAAAGGTAAAGGTACAGCAGGTATATTTTTTTATGAAATAGCCGAGCAAAAGGCAATAGAAACTACCAATCTGGCCAGAAGTAATGGCCATCCATTAAACGTAGAAGTTGAAACAGCGTAACATAGTTGTTGTAGGAAATGGTATTAGTAGAAAAAATTTAGATTTATGGCAACTTAAAAAACAATATACAGTATACGGATGTAATGCAATATATAGAGAATTTCATCCAGATATTTTATTTTGTGTAGATGATAGAATGTGCAATGAACTCCATGTAAGTGGATACTCGAAAGCACATAATGTAATCACAACTAATAAATATAGTTGTCCGTCAGCGACACATATCAATATAAAAAGCCAATGGAAAAAATGGAATTGTGGTGCGTTAGCATGTTTGTATGCAGCCTCTCAAAATCCAGATATTGTATATCTAGTAGGATTCGACATTGTCCAAGAAAAATACAGAAACATCTATGAAGGGACTCTCCACTATCCCGGAAAGAACAGTAAAGCAGATATCAGAGTGGGACTTGCTACCAAAGAGCAACTTTGCTGGACCTTTCATTCCTTTCCCTATATCGAATTTAGAAGAGTTGGTGGAATGGCAATTAGAGAATTCGGAAGATTTAGAAATTATAGAAGAATAAAAAAATTTAATGCTAAATAATTTTAGGCGGATAAATGACGTCTTAAAAACAGGAAGAGCTGATCTAATCAATTACGTTACTGAAAAGTAATAAACTTGGTCGAGATGTGTTTTTTAAAGACAGTAAAGTCCGCCTTACACAGAATTACAGGATGTGGTAAAGCTCGGTCCGCACTAGACCACCTCTGCTTTAATTAGCATGTTTGGAATTGTCTATCGAGACCGGCATAGTAACTAGAGACTTACAAAAGTTAGCCTAATCCGGATAAGGGTTATAACAAAATAGTTTCTGTTTGTTCATAATCGAGTATATGGTAATAATACCTCTGAACACATGTTTATTTTTTAATATACTACAGGACACGGTATGCAAAATTTAAGGAGAAGCATAGCTCATAGGGTAGACAAAGAAGAACTGTCGCCGTGTCAACTGAACATACGGGATAAAGACCACTTTTATGCTGTTGTTCATTATCTTAATAGAACGTTAGGAAGGCAGGGTTGGAGGGCCCAAAAGAATACACTTAAAAAATTTAAACAAGGTCGTTCAAATGTTAAGCGTATTTTTTGGTTAACTGACCCTTCCGTTTCTGTAATGCTAAAACTTTTATGAATGATGTCCTTGAAGAATTATTCAAAGTAATTGATTCCTTTCAAACAAATATAGACGATGATCCTAATATGGAAACTTTTGTAAAAGAAGGACATATTGAAGTGCTTACTCATGATAATGTTTTGTTTGAATTAGATGTAAAGAAAAATAATAACGGAACTTTAGAAAAATCAATAGCAGTTTCTAAAGTAGACGACGACGGGGAAGTCGTAGAAGTCTTTGAAGGTAAAGAGGATGATATATCTGAACTTATGCCAAATTCAAAATTATTAAATTGACATAATTTTTTGTATATGCTATAATAATACATGAAAAATCATTTGATGGTAGATCTCGAGTCGCTTAGTACTCGACCTGATGCAGTTTTATTAACTTTTGGAGCAATGCGATTTCGTCCAACAGACAATGATGTAGGCAAAGATGCATTTGAAATGGAGCATTTTTACAGACGTATTGATCCAGAGTCTTGCACAAAACTAGGCTTACAAATAGATGAACCTACTATGGAATGGTGGGCCAAACAAGATGACGAGGTAAAAGAAGAAGCATTTGCGGGAGAGGATAGATGCGATATAGCAGATGTGCTAAAAGACTTTTACATGTTTTGTAAAGGATGCGATCAGTTTTGGGCCCATGGTTCTATATTCGATATCATGATTATCGAAACCATAAATAGAATACTACAACGTGGCAATCCTTGGAAGTATTGGCAAATACGAGACACAAGAACTTTGTATAGCCTTGTAAACATGCAACTTCCTAAGACTGCTAAACACCACAGTTTGTACGACTGCTATAATCAAATATTAGGAGTACAGGCTGCATTTGCACAACTTAATTTAACATAATAAAATAAAGGAGAAAACTATGGTAAATTGTATGCAAGTAACCGTTCCAGAATGTCTTACAGAATGTCCGGAAACATATTGTACTGTTAGAGATTTAAGATTTGCAGTTCGTAATACAGATTATGTAGATTTAGTAGAACAGGCATTAGATGATCATTGGATGACCGCGTACGATCATGGTGTAGCAGATACACTAGATGATATTAAAGACGGTGTGAAAGATTTTACAATATTATCTTATAAAGGCAATATATGAGCGACACCATAACCTTAGAAAATAGGCAACCAAGAACATACAAATATAATAGCACGAAAGAATACGTTGATAAATTTCCATGTGCATATAGACAATGGAGAGCAGACAGTCATTGTAATATTATTCATGGTTA